GTGGCGCTGGAGGTAATACAACAATTGGAAATGGTGCTGGCGGTGGTTCTGGAGGTTATTTAGAAAAGTTAATTAATTCTCCAAGTGCGACATACGCATACGCTGTGGGCGCAGGTGGTAGTGCTGGAAGTGCTGGTACGGGCGGTACTGCTGGCGGTGCTGGCGCGGCTGGAATTATTTACATTACGGAGTATTATGTATGAGATACGCAATTGTTAAAGATGGTTTGGTTGTCAATATCATTGAATATGAGTCACAGCCTTCTACTCCCCCTGCGGGGTTTGATGAAGGACATGAGGCCATTCAAGCAGACAATGTAAGCCCAAATTGGCACTACGCTAATGGTCAATTTACAGACCCCAACCCTCCAAAGCAAATTCAAGTTGACCCACCTAAGTCATTAACCGACATGATTTTGGAAAGCCCAACAGAGTTGGCAAAACTTAAAGTTGCTCTTGGAATAGCATGACACCTGAACTGCAAAAGTACTATGAAGCCCGATTTGACTTGATGTCAATGGACGGGTGGAATGACTTAATGGAGGATGTTGACACAATGATAAATTCGTTGAACAATATTAGTACAATCCCTGATGAAAAAAGCCTACAATTCAAAAAAGGCGAACTTTCTATCCTAACGTGGCTAAAAACCCTTAAACAGGTCAGCACACAAGCGTACGAGGAATTGAATGAAAAGAATTTATGAATTTGTCTGCGTAAGCGGACATCTCACCGAGAAACTCACTGATTATGAGACAGAGGAAGTTCGGTGTTCAAGTTGCGGTGTGACAGCCAACCGCATCGTAAGTGCTCCAAACGTTAATTTGGAAGGGTGGTCTGGTCATTTTCCGTCCTCATGGATGAAATTTGAGAAGAAACACACAGACAAATTAAAGCAAGAGCAAAAAGAGAACTCGTAAGCAGAGATGCCGAGTTTAATGTCCTAGAACCGATAACGGCAGGAAAAAGGAAGAATATGTTGATTGATAAAGAAGACGAGACGCTAAGTGAGTTAGACATAGTTGAGGAACAAAAGCAACTACCCGAAGCACCGACTATCGCTGAACTACCTGAGAAATACAGGCAAAAGAGTTTAGATGAAGTCATCAAAATGCACCAAGAGGCTGAAAAGTTAATTGGCAAGCAAGCGCAAGAGGTAGGTGAAGTTCGTAAACTTGCAGATGAACTCATAAAGCAGAACCTTAGTTCTAACAAACAACCTATTGAGCAAGATGAGCCTGAAGTAGATTTCTTTGAGAATCCGAAAGAGGCAATTCGTAAGACAGTTGATAATCATCCTGATGTAGTAGCGGGTCGCCAAGCGGCTAACGACTTCAAGAGGATGCAGATTCGGCAGAAGTTATCGCAAGACCATCCTGATTTTGGGCAGATTGCACAAGATACGGAATTTCAGAATTGGGTGAAATCTTCACCTATTCGGTTAGGGTTGTATGCGAGAGCAGATGGTGAGTTTGACTATGACAGTGCAAACGAGTTGTTATCGACTTACAAGCAACTAAAGGGTGTTAAGGCTAAACAGACTAGCGATGCAGGTGAAAACCAACGCAAGACTAACCTTAAAGCCGCCGCAGTTGATGTAGGTGGTACTGGAGAGAGTTCTAAGAGAGTTTATAGAAGGGCTGACCTTATTCGGCTGAAGATGACTGACCCGAACCGATACGAAGCCTTGAGTGATGAGATCATGCAAGCCTACGCAGATGGACGGGTTAAATAACTTAACTTATCGTTTTTTGGAGATTTAACATGGCTAATACAGCATTTTCCCCCACCAATTCGGTGACAGTAACAACCGCTGATAAATTCATCCCTGATATTTGGTCAGATGAAATCGTAGCGGCTTACAAAAAGAACCTAGTCTTAGCAAACTTGGTTATGAAGATGAACTTCAAGGGCAAGAAAGGTGACACTGTTCACATTCCTGCACCTACCCGTGGTTCTGCTTCTGCCAAAGTTGCTACTGATGCAGTTACTTTGATTGCCGCTACCGAGTCAGAAGTAACAATATCTATCAACAAGCACTATGAATATAGCCGCTTGATCGAAGATATTGTTGAGGCACAAGCCCTGAACTCTATGCGTAACTTCTATACATCAGACGCAGGTTATGCCTTGGCTCGTCAAGTCGATACAGACTTGGTGCAGTTGGGTCGTTCTGCAAATGGTGGTACAGCAGGAGCCGCCGCTTATGCCGCCGCCTTCGTTGGTGGTGATGGCACGACTGCTTATGTTGCCGCAAACAACAATGAGTCTTCATTGACTGATGCGTCAATTCGCCGCACTATTCAGCGTTTGGATGACAACGATACTCCTATGGACAATCGTTTCTTCCTCATTCCTCCCTCAAGCCGTAACACATTGATGGGTCTTGCCCGTTATACAGAACAGGCTTTTGTGGGTAATGGCAACGCTATCCGCACTGGTGAAATCGGTAACCTTTATGGTATCCCTGTGTTCACTTCTAGCAACGCTGATACGACTTCTGGTTCAGGAGCCGCCCGTGTTTGCTTGATGGGTCATAAGGACGCTATGGTTCTGGTTGAGCAAGTTGGCATCCGTTCACAAGTTCAATACAAGCAAGAATACCTTGCTACATTGTTCACTTCTGACACACTGTATGGTGTTGCCGCCTTGCGTAATGCCGCCACTGTTGGAGCCGCTAAGTCTTCAGCAATGTTTGCATTAGCAGTGCCAGCCTAATTGCAGTTGCGCCCCCTGCCCTAGTGGTGGGGGGACTTTTTTAACTTAATTAGGAGAAATACATGGCAACCGCATCCGCAGTAACAAGTCGCAGAGGAAATGACCAATTCCGTGGCATTTTCAGCGATACATGGGCTGTAACAGCAACTTTGAACGCAGGTTCTTTGGTTGATGGCGCAGGCGAGACTGATGACATTACGATCCCAGGCGTTGCCTTGGGTGACATGGTTATCGGTGCATCTTTGGGCGTTGATTTGGTAGGTTTGACTGTGACAGGTTATGTCTCAGCCGCAGATACTGTCAAATTCCGTATCCAAAACGAGTCTGGCTCAACTGCTGACTTGGCATCCACCACTATGCGAATTGTTGTAGTTCGTATGGTCTAAAGATCGGGGGGCTTGTCCCCCCTTTCTTCATTAAGGTATTAAATGGCTTTGTTCAAATGCACCCGTTCAGGTAATGTTGTCGAGTTTAGGCACGACTTTGACATTATCGAAATGCGTAGACACCCAGAATACACAGAGGTTGATACTTCTGCTGTTGTAGAGGTGGAAAAGGTTGATGGAACAAGGCAAACGCTGACTTTGAAGAAACCTATGGGGCGACCCCGTAAGGAACAATTGTTATGAGTGATATTGACGCACGAGATTTTGGCAAGTTAGAGGCACAGGTTGCCTCCTTGCAGACTGAGGTTCACCAGTTAGCCACCGATGTCAAGGCGCTCCTTGAGTTGGCAAACAAGTCTAAAGGTGGCTTTTGGATGGGCATGACCATAGCATCTATGGCTGGTGGTGTAATTACATTTGTTGCTGGTAAATTACTTAAATAAGGGGAAATCCTATGCCGATGGTTGGAAAAAAGAAGTTTGCCTACTCTGAAAAAGGCGAAAAAGAAGCAAAAGAATATGGCAAGAAAAAGGGTATGCCTGTGACCATTATGATTGCTGTTGGCAAGCCAAAAGGTATGCCTATGCGTGGTCAGCGTACTGCAACTAACATGATGAAGAAATCAGGGAGAGGCAAATGAGTTCATTATCTGGGGCAAGAACCCTATTAAATGCAGTAACTGCAAGTGGTGCTTCTACTGCTGTGCAAGCAGATGCAGGACAACCCGCATTTCTGCAAGTTACAGGCATAACAACCGCTACTGTTGCTTTCCAAGGAAGTCTTGATGGGACAACATTTGCAACGATTGGTACTGCTTTGACTGCTGATGGCATTGTCACTATTGCCAATGCGCCAAAGTATTTGAGAGCCAACTGTACAGCCTACACCTCTGGAACTATTACAGCAAAGGTCTTGTATTAGTATGAAAAAGACTAAAGCACAAGCCAAGATTAGTAAAGTCATGCGTGAGTACAAGGCAGGTGATCTGCACTCAGGCAAGGGTGGCAAGGTTGTCAAGTCTCAGAAACAAGCCATCGCAATTGCCTTATCAGAGGCTGGAAAGGCCAATAAGAAATGAAACAAGGACTCTATGCAAATATTTTGGCAAAGAAGGCTCGAATTAAGGCTGGCTCTGGTGAACGTATGCGGAAAGTTGGTAGCAAAGGTGCGCCAACTGCCAAAGCGTTTATTGAGTCTGCTAAAACCGCAAAGAAACCAAAAAAGGTGAAGTGATGAAAACTCCCGCTTGGCAACGCTCCGAAGGTAAAAATCCTAAAGGAGGGTTGAACTCCAAGGGAAGATCATCTTATAATGCGGAAACTGGTGGTAATCTGAAAGCACCAGTTAAATCAGGGGATAATCCCCGTAGAGCAAGTTTCTTGGCTCGTATGGCTGGTAATAGCGGTGCTGAGTACAAGAATGGTGAACCGACAAGACTGCTTCTTTCGTTAAAAGCATGGGGTGCAAACTCCAAGGCTGACGCAAAGGCAAAAGCCAAGTCTATTTCCGAACGAAATAAGGCAAAGGCAAAATGAGAGCATTATCAGTTGGTGTTAGTCCTACGGCGGCAGTAGACACAACAGTCTATACCTGTCCTACGGGCTATTACGCCAAATTTACTGTAATGTATATACACAATACAGGTGGCTCTACCAAACATATAACTGTTCAATGGTTTGACGCAAGTGCTAATACCACTCTTGATATATTGACTAATTACGATTTCACAGCAAAAACCTACTTGCAGTTTGATGGCAACGCCTACATTGTTTTAGAAGAAGGCGACAAAATAAAAATAACTACTCAGTCTGCAAGTTCATTCAGTTTTATAGCAACATTTGAACAAGTGGGGTTGACCAGAGCATGACCTATTTAGAACTGATTAACGATGTATTGGTTAGATTGCGTGAACCAACTGTATCTACTAACCTAGAAACAACTTACTCAACCCTGCTTGGCAAGTTTGTCAATGATGCAAAGCGTCAGATTGAGGATGCCTTTGCTTGGAACGTATTAGTCCAAACTATCACAGTTACCACAGTTGCAAACACTTCTTCCTATTCCCTCACAGGGGCTGGTCAGAAGTTCCAAGTCTTAGACGCAATCAATACCACTAGCCTTTTGGGGATGAAAAACATTGATTTTGTCACCATGAATCGCAACATCAACTTCTTACCTGTGGGTACTTCAGCACCTACTGACTATGCTTTCAATGGTGTGGATGGCAACTACGATACAAAAGTAACTCTCTATCCAGTTCCCGATGCTGTATACACAGTTAAATTCTCTTTAGCCATAGCACAAGCCAATTTGTCTGCTGACGCTACTGTGGTGCAAGTACCTGATGTTTTGGTGGCTCAGAACGCCTATGCAAGAGCATTGGTGGAGCGTGGTGAAGATGGTGGATTGTCTTCCTCAGAGGCGTATGCGCTATACAAATCAATGTTGTCAGACCATATTGCTTTGGAGGGT